AATACTCATTAGTAAAACATCTCCATTTTCTAATCTTTCATCTTTTCTAAGTTCTCTAAAACCTGTTCGCCAAGCACAACTTTCAAATAACGGATTATGTAAAAACTCTTCAGGTGTTATTGGCCTTTCCCAATCTTTTAATTCAATATTTCTTTCCTCTTTATACCAATCTCGTACAAGACTCCAACAATCAGTAACACCCCAAACCCATTGACGACCCATAAGCGGTGCTTTATATCCTGATGGCTCTAAATATCCCCATTGTTCAGTTTTTGGATTAACTATATACCAAGGAAGTCCACTGTCCTCACAACTAACTTTGTCTGCTTGGCTAGGTACAGGTGGACTAATAGGATGACTATGAACAACAGCTACAATCTCACCTGTCTTATCTGCTTTTACATAATCCTCTGGATCTAAGATAAAACATTGATGATCTGTTAAGGAAAGATTACGACAAGGGTAATATCTTTCCTTACCCTTTACATTCAGTAATAATCCAACAGCTTCTTTCGGGTCTTGGTCTTTCGCATGAAGTAATGCTTGCTCTTTCCAATTCATTAAATAAACGTACCAATAGAAGGAAATACAGAACGAGTTGCTTGACGACCTGGAATTTTTACTCCAGCAAGATCCGTTGGGGCTGCAAGCTCAAATTCTACTACCTCTCTGTTCTCTGCTGACTTTCTATCTACTGAATAAATTTCTTTAGGAAATTCTGCATTTGGATCTGCTGTTGCATTTGTGTTATCAGCAAAGTTAACAGCATCAATAAATTTAGCTAATGTTCTAATTCTTGTAACAACTGCTCCTGTTAAATCATTACCAGTTGTAGTTTCATTAACGGACAAAAGAATAGCAGAAATAATACCTGACCCTGGAATGACACCTGCATTGCTTACTGTCATTTTAGGACGAGGTAGTTGACCTTTTTTAAAAGCAAATCCTGATACCTGTATTGGAAACCTAAGATATGAATCTCCATCCCAAACTATTTGTCCGTTTGCATTTAGACTACTGCCAGCATGAAAACGAAAAATATCATTCGATCCATGTAAGGATGTTGATAGCTGCAATGTAAATAGTTCAATAATTGCAGAGGGATTTATAGATTGTAGATTGCTGAATACTGCTGAATTGACTGACATTAGGATGCAGGTTCAAATACTTCTCTGAATGTAGCTTGAATAGTAGCTCTATTGTTATAAGGTATCGACTTATTCCAACTTTCGCAAACAAACTGTGATGAACTAGCTTCTCCTGGTGGCGTAAAAGTAAAGCTGGCACTATCATTTGCTCTTGCATCCAAAAAAGTTTCTATTGTATCTGATTCTGTTTCTGATACTTCAAAAGTAAAGTTGAATGATTTTGGATTTTGATGTGCTGCTATTCCAAACAGTATTCTGTGTTCATAACCATCAGCAAAACGAATAGTGCGTGTTAATGGGCTGGAACTTTTACGCTGCCCGTATTTAGGTTTTATTGAAGGAAAGGTAGCCATTATGCAAGTAAACCTCCAGGTC